TTCGGATGGGGCGCGATTACCACGCGCTTCGGCGGCTGCGTCGGCAATCAATTCTTTGCTGCGCTTAACCTGACGGTTGCGGGCGATTTCGCCTTGCACTTGGTCAATGTCGGCCTGAATCTTGTCCCATTGTTCGCTTTCGTCGATGGCAAGGGCTTTGCCTTTGGTACGGTTTGCAAGGTCTTCCTGCAATGCAACCAGTCGGTTGCGCTCATCTAAGAGTTCCATTTCTGGTTTCATAATGCACTTGTTTGTCTACCGGGAGCCGGCAGGTTTTAGATTAAAATTTGTTCTTGTTAATTTGGATTTGGCGTTGGCGTTCGGCTGCTTCGATGACGAAAATTTCATTTTCCGCTTCGATGTCTGCCTTAGCTGCGTCAAGCGCGGCCTGTTCTGCTGCTTGTGCGGCTGCGTCACGGCGCTCCTTAGCGGCTTCTAGGCCGTTTACGGCGCTACGTACGTCGGCGGCTTTATAGGCCGGGTACGTGACCGGAGACACGTCAAAAAGTTCCCGCACCTTGTAGATGTGGAGCGTCCAACTGTCCTCTGCCTTGTTGTAGCGGTATTCGTAGTTGCCGCCGTCCTCCCGGGTGCCTTCTTTCTCCCAATCCATCGTGAAAGCGAAGGAACTTTGAGAGATGTCCCCACGATCAAGGCTAACGGTTAGGTCGCGGGCATAGGTGGTATCTGGTAGGTCACATTCGTAACCAAGTCCGGTGTCGGTGATGGACAAACGAAGCGTTCCCGACGTGTTGCGGCCAAGGATTAGGTTTGCTTCATGATTGATAAGGCACCGAACGTCAGAGTTGGCAATTGCGTCATCGAAAGCCCCCTTGTGTATGATCTCCCGAAAACCGCCAAGGTCTTCCGATGGGCTATCAAATACAGAACCGTGGCCGGTAATGGTTCGCACACCAGTATCGCTTTCGCTCATGCGAAAATCAAAGTCTGCCGAACGGCGGGACATAGTATGCTCGACAAAGGCTGGCTTATTCTTCCTCTCCATCAGTAGTTTGATTTGTGGCGTTTATCGCGCCTTGTTCTTGCTGGCCTAGCTTATCGAAAGGGGCCATATTGACGGGGTATAGGTGCGTCTTGCCTTCGCCCGTAAGTATTGCGTTCCAGCCTTCCAGCCTACGTACTTCGTCTACGTTGACAGCGCCCCACTTTAGGAGCGTATCGTATAGCGTAGCGCGTGACTTCACATCACCACGTAGTAGGCTGTTTAGGTCGAACTTAAAGTATATTTTGCCCTGATCGCGGGGGCTGAACAGCTTGTTAAATTCTGCTTCCCAAATCTTAGCTAAGGGGCGCAAAGTCTGTGTGACAAACTCTAGTGCCTGTTGCTCTATGTTGTTATTCGTTGACCGCTCAAGGCTCCCCAGCATATGCAGAGGCACCCCGAAGATTCTAGCCACGTCCTGAATGGTCGCGTTGTTAACCTCCAACCATTGCGCGTCGGCAGGGGTGAGGTTTAGGGCTTGGTACTTTACGCCTTGTTCTAAAACTGGTGTTGAGCCTGAATTGCCAGAGCCGCCAAACTTTGCGGACCAACTTTGGGACATGCGTTGAGCGCCTTCGGCGGTTAGCTTGTTGTCAGTCATTAGCACACCTGGGATGTGCGCCCCGTTCTTCATGATGCCACCCATGTAGTCCTGACCCGCCAAATGCAGACCGATAGAATTACGGTGAACCTCAATAGGTGACTTCCCCCAGCCTTTTTCAGTGTCCCACACCATCGAACGGATGTGAATCACGTCAGCGGCTTCCGCTACGATGTTACTATTGGTGTGACGGTCCCAGAACGTGTAGTACGTCATCTGGTGAACCGCGTCAAAGTCAATAGTAACCTGTTCTAAAGGAAAATGTCTTAGGGCTTTAGGTGTTCCCGCTCCATTGCGGACAATTAAAGAAATAGCGTTGCCTCGTAAGGTCTTCCACGCTTGCATCGTCTCAAACCATGTGTTGCCGTTGTACATCCCCGGCATAGGGGATCGCAGCGCCTTCGCAACAGGGTGACTAGGCAGTTTTTGGCGGTCGCCATTGGGCAACTCCTGAATAACGTCCCATGAAAGACTAGAAATAGCCTCAGACATGATTTTGACGCAAGCCCACACCGCCGAGTGGCGTTGTGCCGTTTCATGGTTGACGGAAACGCCAGAAGCCGCAACAGGACCACCAAAAAGCGGCCCCCAAATAGCTTCTGCAAGCGTTGCGCGGGTTTCGGTCGGTTCTTGCTTAGTTTGCGCTAGTTTACCGCCGGATTTGGACAGTGCCAAAACGGAGTTTTCACGTAAATACCCACTAATTGCGGTACGGGCTTCTGCCAACATATCCGCAAGTTCCGACCGAAAGCGGCCTGATTTGGTAACCTTGGGTAACCTGTATTCGTGGACGTAAAAAAGCCCCGCACCAAGTGAATGATGCGGGGCTAATTGCCAGACGTTTTGCGTAAATCTTAGTACTCTTCTATGTCTCGAATGGCAAGGTCATCGGTAGACGCAATAGCTTTCGCACGGTCTAATTCGTAGCGGAGCAAGTTGTTTGCTTGCTTGACAAGGGTGGCTTGTGCCTTCGCTTTGTCTACGCCTATTTCGTTTGCCGCCAACATCCTGCTAGTTTCCGCAAGATGAGCCAACAGGGATTTAGAGTTGGCCTTTAATTCTGATTCATTTCTCATTGTCTTTAATTTGACGGGTTAATAAAATTTCTTGTCGTTTTAGGTCTATCATCCATTGGGGAACATCTTGAGGATTTATGTGCCTTCCTTCGGAAACAAGCCTGCTTACGTAGGCATCGCTTAATGTTTCAACAATTTTTTTGCTATAAGCCCTTGATCTCGCCCTTGCTGTTTCCCCATTACCATGCTTATGGTAATGCCTCTTCGATGATAACCTAAGTCTGACGGCAAACCTTGCTCGGTTTTTTTTCAAGTAGGCGGCTATTTTGTCCTTATTTTCCTGCCTATACTCCTTAGACTTATCTGCGTGACACCGTTTGCAACGGCCACCCCTCCCGTCTTTACTTCTTGCATCCTTGACGAATAACGACATACGCATAACCCCCTTGCATATATTGCACTGTTTTGCTGCATCCATGCCCCAAAGATAATAAAAAAGAACTAATTGTCATATTAAATGTATCTTTACGTCATGAAAAAAGAAAAACTAAAGGCTCTTTTTGAAGAAAAGGGCGCAAAACAAGCTGATTTTGTGGCGTGGTCTTTATCGAAGGGCGTTATCGTTAACTCATCGGAAATAAGCAGGCACGTAACCAAAGGAGGCATTAGCAGGTGGGCTGAACTCGCCTATCTTGCTTTCTTTCGGGAGTTTACGCCTCGTGGGTACGTCGTTCCTGACCAGTTCGGAGACAAGCTAATAGAAGCGATGAAAAAGTACGCCAAGGTGTTAGACGAAGAAACAATGAACCGTCTAAAGGCAATAGAGGACAAGTTGCAATAAAAAGCCCCGCCACATAAGCGACGGAGCCGAAACCACTTTCCAAAGACAACGTAATCATTACCAAAAACTAACCAGACTATCCGGCTTGTTTTCGCTTTTGCTTTTGTTAGTTTTAAAACTCTCGTAGCTACTGTACTTGGCTGGCAACTTAAAATGCGCCAACGTCCTTTCGCAAGCCTCCCACGATTGCGTGTGCGTGTACCCCCGCTCCTGTATGAACGTCCAGAACATAGCGAAGTAACCAGCCGTTGAAAGCATGGCAACGACCTTTTGCGGGATGACCAACATTTCGTCTTTGTCGGTAACGTGGTAGCCTTCGGGCGGGGCTGGGTTCAAATTAGGGTTTTTGTTCGTTGTTAATCGTCATTTCAATAGATAGAAAGAATGTGTACATCGCAGCAAAAAGCCCAATAAAAGAAAGCGGCGACCAATGAAGGGCGTAAACACCACTAAGCACAAGGGAGGCACTTATTGTCATGCCTAAGGCGTTGCCCGGAAATTTGCTTTTCATACTATGTTGTTTTAATGATGAACGGACCCACCACGCCCGCGCTAAAGTGTTCAGCGGCCCGCAAAGCGTTCCTTACCCGTTTCTTCGCCCGTTGCCCCCTGGAAAAGAAAAGCGAACCAGCGGCGTAAGCATGGCCGCAACCAAGCACGTTAAAACCTATATGGCTTTCCCCTACTTGAAAATCGCTGTCAATACTGAAAAGCCGCCCTCGAATCCCGACTAAAAAACAACCGCCTCTTTCATCGCCCTCACTTGCCTTTTGCAAAAAGCCCTTTTCCTCAAATGTCTTTCGTACCTCATCAATAAACGATGTACACATATATTTGTACAGGTCGCCTTTTATCTTTGGCGGCTTAAACCCAAATCGTAAAATCTGAATCATGCGAAAAGATGATGTACAGCCAATTAGAAACGGGCCGTTTTTAAACACCTTCGCATCTTCACGTATGGTGATGTCCCACCCGCTGACCCCGGCTGAATCGCCACCAATTATTACTTTGTCTCCATGTACTAAGCCTACTATGCAAGTCATATGCTATTTTTTACCAAACCATTATTTCCCCGGTGATCTCCGGTTCTTCCTTGTGGTCCATCCACGCGGCTTTCGCCATAGCGACGGCAACCGCACCATCAATGCGCTCCCTACTCTTTCCTTTGTCAAAGATGACATTGCCGCCCGCGTTAAACTTTAGCACTGTGTTTTGAAAGCACCAAGCTAAAACCGGGTTGTTTTGATGGTCAAACTTACCCTCCAATATCATCTTTTCCAATGCACAAATAGGAGCGTTGAAATTGATGTAACCTTGGTTAAACGACTCTAGTG